AGTCTTCAGATCCGTGCCATCCAAGATTTGCTGTCTGGTGAACAATGTTTTCAAGTGCTGTTGCGGGACAGTAAATGACATGCTTGACCAGACGCTGGAGTCAGTTTGTTCCGGGTATTGGTACAACTGAGATTGGTCTGTGGGTGGATCGTCAAGCGGGTCGACGGCATATGCCATGGCGACTCGCCCGGTGATGTTAGTCCCGGCTAACGGCACGTACGTGAATGTTATTCTGTGGAACTTGTACTTTTGATGATTAGTTGCAATTTCTGACAACCAGGGGAAACTTGCTTTCATTCCTGGTTGGATTGTCATACTAATCGGTAGTTCATAGTTCCCGTTCGACGTGGTACGTATTTCCGAGACAAATTCACGGTTCTTGACACGGAAATTATTGGTTCCGGCTTTGACTCTGAATGTGTTCACATGATTGATGGCTACTGGTGCGCGACTCATCGACATGTGTTGGGTGTTGTTGGACAGCTTGTTGATTACTGCCTTCCTCTTGCTGGAGTTCTTCTTTCCAGGTAACAGGGACCTTACCACACGTGCAAGATTTGCTCCCGTGAGGTTGGTTCCGATTTCCCTGCGAATTTGCTCCGCTATGGCGTTTACAGACGAAGCAATTAAATACTGCCCAGCTCTGTTTGCCAGTGTTGTGCCTGCGATCATGGCCATTTTTGTTTATCTTAAATGTTAATAGGTTGATTATGTGCGTAATTTTCACTATTTATGCTTTTGTACAATTACGAATTTGCCGATTCGAGTATGTATATGTTCGTGTTTATGAGTTCTGGTGCTAATTTAAATTTAACAACCGGCCCGGGATTGAATACAATCCTGGTTCTAAAGTATCCTTCAATCTCCAGTTGTGTGTCCGGAACGATATCAAAAGCTCTCCAGAATGAAAGTCTAGCTTCATCCGTTGGCTTTGTGTATCCACGCGTCATGCGATCGGCCATGAATTCTAGTCCACAGTCCAAATCAACCACTTTGCGTTTTCGTCCTCCCACATTCAACATCTGGTAGAATTCGTTGAAGATTGGTATGCCGCCGGCACATGCTAATCCACTGTCTGATACTGCTTGGCAGAAGAACTTCCATGAATTAACATTACCTAAAGGCTTAATACTAATGAGATCTTTGGTTAAACAGGTACGAGGGTCTCGCACCATCAACCATTCAATCCCATCGAAGATTGGGCTCATCTGGCAAAACACCACTTTTTCTAGTATGTATACTGGTTCCTCAATCTTCATTGTGAAACCCATATCTACAAACCAGTCGGAACAGTCGTCTAGTTTATTTATGTCTTGACGTTCCATGAATAGGACACAGTCGTCTCCGTTATTGATTAATTCATAACGACAGTTTTTGGACTGCATGTAGGCGTAGATCATTCCGCACATCAGCAGACAATTACCTAATCCCGTATTCATGTCACCGGACATTCGACATCCCTCAGTGGTGTATTTGATTTTACCGTCGGGGCAATTCCCGAACCCTTTGTTATTCAACTGCCACCGCAGTAGTTTAGCAAAGTGCTTGTCTTTTGGAAAGAACAAGCGGTAGATTGAGTGCTCCCATTTCAGTGCTTGGACACTGCAATGTTGATCGAATCGACTTGCGTCTAGACCAATAGCGACTGGATCATTAAATTGATCCCACTTCCACGCTATAAGCTTTCCCATCTCTCCTGCATTTAGCCCTTTTGATACAGTAGGGGCCCCATAAACATCAGCAATAACGTTATATATCTTATGTTCAATAGCTTTAATATAAATACCAACAGCAGCGTTGTACCTCGGCGATCGTGGCTGAATTACCCTTGGTGCGGGGTCACTCTTAGCAGAAAAGTTCACTTTTTCAGCCTTAACGAAAGCGCTTATGTAACTATCTCGGATGTCTAAAGGTTTCAGCTCAAAACTAGACACTGCATTCTCGTACATTGTGTATTTACGACCGGTGTATGAATTGACAAATTGGTCAAAACTCCACGCGGTGGTGTAGCCCACATGTTTACGGAATTGTTGCTTAAACCGTTTCAAGTTAACTTTAAACGCTAGCGGTCTTGGTTGAGGGGGTCTCTGAAAACCGGTTTTGCCGGAAACAAAGAACACCCGTTCCAATAATGCTCGTTTGAGGTTTTCTACGTTGCTATTGTGCACGCCAAAGTCAATTCCGTTACCCGTATTGACTAATATATTGACGCGTCTTTCCCTAGGAAGTCCAGCGGTTCGGCAACAGGACATGGTGGCCTTTGTGCGACGATAGTGTTGTTTGAAATCGTCCATTGTTATCACCGTTCTGGTGTTGGCCCCTGTTACCCACGCCGGACCTTCCTAGCATTCCGACCGGGCCCCCGTGGCCCAGTCTGCGAAGTTGCTTATTGGGTTCCATTTGACGAACCTTCTAAACCACCTCGCTTCGGAATCCGCTCTAGCATCCCACGCGGCCTTCCTTTCCCTACGATTTACCGCTGTAGGAGCGTTCAGGAGTTTACTCTCTAGCATCTCGTTCGCCGTTGGGGTGAAAACCAACGGTATGATTTGCGCTAGATCACGTACCTGGTGTGCCGGCCTATGGTTGTCCATGGTCATCAGCCGAACAGCATATTCACGAACCGCTTTACGGTTTACACTGTTCATCTTTGGGACGTCAAACTTCAGTTTCACTCGATAGACGACATCATTGATGTATTTGCTACCTTGTGTTGTGACGTGAAGTGGGGCATTCTTGTGACGTTTCACTCGATTCTTCCGTGCTAAACGAGTAGATACTACCTGTTGCTGGGTGTCAGCTTCAAGCAGCTCGAATAGTGAGTTGTCGGCGAGCTCATCAAGAATGTCGTCTTCGGTTGCAGGGAGAGCTTCATCGATTGATCGGTCAGGCTCCTCGAATTTGTCGAGAGCACTGATTTTCCTATCGAAAGCGGGGAAATGGGATCTTGAGTCGTCCCATCGCAACCATCTGTACGAGCGATACAGTTTGCGTCCACTCGAGTAAAACATGCGCTTACTCAAGTTACCAATAAATTCATACACTTCAGGACTGTTTGCCACAAACGTTGGGGTACCAAACCCAACGCCGTGTAATTCCGCTAATTGCATTCGATCTGTGAAGGCTGTAGGCATTTTTGGGGTGCAATTATCAATATTACTA